AGTTAATAATGCGCTGTTATCGTCGAAGACAAATTTCATATCGGCTTTCTGACCGATTTCTGCTGCATTATAAGTTGCATACAGAACTTTTACTTCTTCCAGACCAAGTACAGCTGCAATTACCTGTTCGTTAACAAGTGCTGGATTCGGTGTTGACCCTGAACCTGTAACTCTTTCTAAGAACTGCGGATGATTTTTGATTGCCTTATACGCTCTGTATCCTAAGCATAATTTGTTAGGCATTCTACGTCCGTTTAAAAGGATTTCTTTCTTCATCTCATCAAACTGACCTACGATGTCCGCGTTTGCATCATCAAAATGCACAAACTGTTTAGATGTTGAAGCTGTTGCTTCTCCTGTCTTAACATTTGCCCATGCGTCAGCATTGAAAAACTTGTTTGCAAAGACCATATCAAGGTGCAGATTCATCTGTTCTGAAACCTGTTTTACCTTTGCACGTCTCGGATCAATCGTTGCTGGTGCTCCAGTTCTCTGGTAATCCAGAGCTGTGATGTTATCTACTCCGACGATGATCTGATCTACCTCACATTTGTAAGTATCATCTGAATGAGAGAATACAGCCGGATCTACTGCTCCGAACTTAGGCTTTCTCTTTACCTGGTCTTTCGCGATCTCTTCTTTGTTGAAGATATAGTAGCTTCCAGTGCTTGCATGTACTGGAAGAATTGGAAAGATGCTTGGAGCAACATTCATTCCAGGTGCCTGAAAATAGCTCATTGCCATATTGGTTAAGTAATAGTTTGGTCTCCAGCCTTTCGCAATATCAACTGCGATTGCTGCTGCGTTGTTATGTCCTGTGTTCATTTATTTCATTCCTCCTTTATTTACGCTTCATATCCAGCATGGATGATCGCAACGTTTACGATGTCTCCTTTTGCTGTCGCTGGTGTCAGTGCCATAGCTAAGATGTACTGCCCTGTTGTTGCCTTCTGGCATAATCCCTCTGCATCAACAGCAAGGAAATCTCCAGCCTCAATCTTTGCACCAGCTGCCCACATGCCCTGATTTCTGATCTGAACAGTAATATCATCGCCTTTGGCTACTGTTTCATCTCCAAGAAGCACAATTCCTGTTGCTTCCTTTCCGGCTTCAGGAATTTTTGCTCCATCTTTTGTTAATAAAACCGCTACGGCTGTTTTGAGTTCTGCTCCAGCTGTAACATTGATCACTGGGCTTCCACCAGTTGGATTGTATTCATATGTTCTGTTTGCCATCTTCTCTGTACCTCCTTTCTTATTTATCGAACATTGCTCTTAATTCAGGATCATTCTGCATAACGATATCCTGTGCCTGTGCATCAGTAAGGTTTGGCATAGACTTTTTGATCTCTGCTACCTTTGCGTTCATCTTTGCAACACCTTCTGTATCGTCATTTCCTGTGTGAGCTCCACCAGATTTACCGATTTCCTCAAACAGACCTGATTTCTGAATTACTGCAAGATTGTTATCCATTGATGCAATGAAGTTGTTATACGCTTCATCGGATGTTGCTTTCATGGATTTCAGAACTGGCACTAATTCCTCTGCTTTTGTTCCTAAGAGTTCATACTTCTTAGCAACTTCTTCTAAGGACTTCTGTTCTGCTTCTTCTGCTCTCTTCTGGATTGGTTCCATGATCTTCTTCATCATAGAAGTGAAGTTCTTTGTAACACCTTCCATTGCTTTATTCACTGCTTCCTGAACCTGTCCATCAATATCAGCTCTTTTTGCAGTATCCTCTTTTTTTGCATTTGCATCATCCTGTAATGCTTTTAATGCTTCTTTCTTTTCTTCCTCTGTCATATTTGAAATATCAAATGCCATTTCATTCTCCTTTTCTTTTTTTTCTTTGTTAATAGTTTCAGGATCGCAAGATTTCTCAATTACCTCTTGCATTTTTGCGATCTCAAAATCATCCGCAACAACAGTATCTTCTTTGTCTGTTGCTGCACGTTCTAATTTGATCCAAGACTTGGATGCATCATCCGAAAATGCCTTAAACTGATCAATGCTCTGTGCGATTGCTGCCTGTTTATCCTCACACTCTTTATCGAGTAAGATTGACACAATCGACTGCTCCAGAGAGTTGCAGGCATTCCAGATCTGGTCCCTCACGTCGTAGATCTTCTTTTCATTCATTACATCATCAAATGATGTTGCTTCATCTTCCATGGACTTTCTGACATCTTCTGAATTTACTCCTAAGCTGTCACAAAACGCATTAAAGAATCGCTTGAAAAAGTTTCCCTTCGGTTCTTCTGCACCTCCTCTCTTTTTAATCAGGATATTTGCTTTCTGATCTGCTCCGATGTCTACTGCATCGATCTTTTTTACTTCCAGATCTTCCAGCTTTGTCTTTCCTTTTGTTTTCATGTTTCCTCCTTTCTAACGACACTTTTTCGAGTTTCAAAAACGCAAAGTGCATTTTCAAACACAAAAAATAGACCAATTTGCATTTTTTACAAAATGGTCTATTTTCATTTCAGATTTCACTTAATTTTAGAATAAATTTCAGTTTCTCATTTCAGATTTCACTTCTTCAATGATATTCTGAATCTTTCTTTTATAGTTCTTGTTCCCTGTCAGTCTTATGTGACTTTCCAAGGTTCTTAGATTTCTGGATGTTGGAACTCTTCTACGTTCCACGTTCTTCTTGATTGCGATCGCAACTCTTTTATTCCTACAGTGCGTATGGTGCAATTCAAAGCAATCAGGATTGTACACGATCCATTCATCCTGTCGGTGTGATTTCTTAATCTTAAGAATGCGATCATCTCCTAGTTAATTCCTTGCCACGCCTGTTGCAGCAAAAATCCTAACAGTTCCCAGATCTTGTTTTTGATACTTCCCATGCAAATATCTTTGCCGATCTTTTCATCGTAATTCTTTGGATCAACACACGAAGATGATTCCACGATATCAAAACCATTTCGAAGCACACAACGAACAACTGTTGTTGTCTCTCCCATCGTGATTGTCTCCGTAGATGCAATAAAATCATCGACCATTTCTGGCCCGATACTTACTCCAGATGGAAGATTTTTATTATCATCCACTTTCATATATGCTTTTTCAAAAACATCTTTCGGAGACCATGATTCGTACCCATCCGGGTATACAACCTTGTATCCTGTGATCTCCTTTGTGACTGGATTTCTTTCTGGTTCTGCCTGAATCAATTTTGCACCGATATATTTGTCCATCATTCTTCCTCCTCGACTTCAATACGTTTCGCTTTGCCCTCAATACTGAACATCGTATAAGTTCCGTCTTTGATCTTTGCCCATACTTCATCGTCTGTGATATGGAATCCAACCCACCAGCCCTCTGGCAACGTACCTTCCTCTATACCGAGAGTTTTCATCTTTTCCTTAGTGAATATAATACTCTCGATTAAAACGCCTGCACCGCCTCGCTCGTGCATCTCTCCGGCTTCACGATAGAACTCTACATAGGTATATGCTGTCTGTTCTAGTTCTTCCGGATCAATTAAATCGTTCTGGCGGTCAACCAGCTGATTTCCATTCTCATCGACTGCAATCTTAGCCCATCCAAAGACGTACTGCTTTTCTTCGTCCTTCTTAGTAATATCTACTCGATTCAAGGACTTTCGTATACTGTCCTGTGTCTGTGCTGGGGATCGTATATAATCGTTAAAATATCTCATGCTTCCTCCTTCTTATACAGCCGATCAAAGTCATTCTTACGAACTACATTTAATCGACCGACTGAATCTTTTACAACATAGTCTCCTATTCTTGCAACAAGTCTGCTGCCTTTATATCTTCGTGCATTAAAATAGACCGTGCATCCTATAACGGCTGTTGCTCCGTCTTTCTGTACACGATCTATCATAATTTCTTCGGTATTCATTTTCTTAGCGAACCAGTCAGGGGCGATCATATCAATATCAGCTGTGATCTGCACCGCCTGAACTGTCTGCTCTATTGCTTTGTACTTCATCATTCTTCTTTCTTTGCATATCGTCCAGTTCCATTTGCGTAATGGATTCCGTC